TACCGAATGCAACTAACTTTGTATCTTCCCATAATTTCTTAAATACTGCATTTGAACCTTCTTTATCATTAAGTTTACTTAATTTTTCAATATAGTTAGCTGCATTTATAAAAAGAGTAAATGGCGCTTTAACAATACCTTTAATAATATCTTCAAAGCTCATAGCTTTAGCAGCATTTAAAAATTTACTTAAACCAGAAGTTTCATTATATCTACCTTTATCACCAGGGCTTAGACCAAACATTTTTCCAACACCCCAGACTAATCCATTTTTAAGTAGATCCAAAGGTGCTCCAATAAATGAGCCAATAAATCCAGAAAAACCATCACCAAATTTTCCTAGAAATGTTTCTTCCTTTGATTTACCAAAATCTACAAATCCTTTATATACATCAATTAAAATACCTAAAGGCCAAAGAACTTTACTCATAAGTTTTGAAATAGGAGCCAAAGTGCTACCTATACCACGTACTGAACCACCAAAAAATTTAGTTACTGATGCTCCTATCTTAGCACCTGGTCCTAAGAAATAAGCACTTAATGCAGTACCAACTACAGTTAAAGGACGAAGAAAAGACTTAATTTGGATACCAAGCCTAGGTATTAATGTTTTAAAGTTAGTTTTAAACTTACTCTTTGTTTCTTCAATTATATCACCAATCTTTGTTGTAAATCCAGTAAGACCATTAAGCTTCTTAATAAGAGGTAATTCCCAACCACGTAACCCTACCATAGTTAAACCTAGTGCACTAATACCAGCAAGAAATGTTCCTAGCTTTCCGGCTAAACCCATTAAACCAAATAAACCAACATTAAACTTATCACCACCACTATTTCCATCAATCTTAGTAGCTTTGGCAGGCTTGTCTGATTTCTCGGACTTGCTTTCTCGTTCTTTCTCAAGGGCATCTAATCGTGCACGCTCTTGAGTTAAGAACCATTGTTTAAAGTTCCTATTGAGATTAGCAGTCTCTGTATTGTTCTTATGTAATTGCTTTACTACATCTTCGAGATTAGTTGCCATTGTTCCGCCTTTTGGTTTCTTCTTCTTGTTCTTTCAAATGCGTTTCAAGCATTGTTATATAAACTTCTTTTTCCCATGGTATTAAACTGTCTATCTCATTCAAACTATAGTTATGGTGTTGCATTAAAGCAAAGTTATTTCTATAGTAATTAATTATACTATTATGAGACAGACATACTAGAAAAAATCTTGCATACCACTTAGTGTCATTTCATTATCTTTATTACAACTATGACAAACAAATTTAACATCATGTTTAAGTGTTGGCATATCTTCCATATATTCTTTAATGGCATTAAGATCACTAGTATTCATAGAGTTAATAAAGTTATCTTGGTCAACTTTACTTTCACCAGCAAAGATAATTCTTTCTTCATCAGTAACCACTGTCTTAATACACATCTTAATCATATCAAATGTTGATTCAGAGCTTGATTTACCAGCTGTAGTCTTTGATTCATTTACTACACTATTATAAGTAGGCCATTGTAGCTCTAATGATATATCAGAGTTTAATTCAATAACAGATCCTTCTAAGCTCATATTACCTTTTACATTAATATTATCAATTGGTATTGATACTTCATTAGATTCTTCACATTGACCACAAGCTAATGATAATTTAACATTTTCTCCAACTGATCTTGATCTTAGTTGTGTAAACATAAATTCAATATCAAATGTTGTTAGCTTAGATGTGTTTAATTCACCTTCGGCACAAGCTTCTATAGTGTCAACAATAGATGATAAAATCTGTGTTTCATCTTTTGATTCCATAGCAAGTAAAAGAACCTTTTCTTCCTTAACTAGAAAGGGCCTAAATCTAATCTTTTTCTTTGTAGAAGGTATGATCAATTCATACTTGGGTTGGTCGTTTAGTTTCGGTAAAGCCATAATAACTCCATGTTATGATATCCAGTCGTCGTAGCTGAACTGGATGTTTAATTCAAGCAAACCATTTTGCTCACTATTTAGTTGAAGAGCATTAATAGTAGTTGGAAATGCTCTAATCAATTTACATTTATATACTTCAATATCACTTGTAATGCTGAAATCAAATAGATCAGCTAAGTTATTTGCAGTAAAGTCTATTTCAAAATTAACAGAAAGACCGTTGCGTTTTTTCTTCTGTAATTGAGTAATTTCTATATCAAAGACATAATCATCTTTGTATTTTAATTCTTTTGTTTGGAAGTCAATGATCCTAGATTGCCATTCATCAAAGTATTCTTTAATGCCGTAATCATTCATTACATAGAATGTCATAGAAACATCCTCTTCAGCATATCCATAAGCAACTTTTTTCTGCTTCATGCCAATGATACGCTCTTGAGTAAGTATCTGACGACCAGGCAATTGTACATCTTTACAAAGCAAGTTAAGATCATATGATGCTTCTATACCTAAGTTTGGTAATTGCACTTTCCATAGGTTAGCTTGAGCAAGCCCACCCTTTTTACCTATAAGAGATTTCATCTGATCAACGCTAAAGGTCATATCATTTTCCTTGACTGTTTATACACTTGGTTGGAAGAAGCACCTTTCCATTGAGCCATAGGTAAGAATGTAGCAATTTCCCATTCTGATGGTGGTACTAATGCCAATCTACTTTTAACGTGTGCTGTGAGATAGTGTTTTATTGTAGGTTTAAATTCTTTAAACTTAGATGAGCCATTGAGTAACTCATAACTAAGTTTTAGTCTTGTTGTTTCATTGTACTTATCATTATTCTTTAGATCAATTAAACCATCTAGTAGTTTAGCTCTTAGAATTGGTGGCAAGTAATGTAAGTTTAATCCCATAAAACCACCTTTAGCATCTCCTATAACAAAGATAAGAGGAAACTGGTCATAGTATGGTAATGTATCTTTATGCTTTGGATCATAAAAGAACATATACATATTGCCTATTACACTAGTTTTAGATAGTTGTAGAGACTCCGCACGCATTAAACCTTCACGATTGATTCTGCGCATTGATTGCGCACGCTTACGGAACCATTCACGTGATTGGTCAGTCCTTGGTGTGATACCAGCTCTGAGTGCTTCTGCGGATATTCTATTAAATAAGTTTTTGCTCATGATGTTATTTATACTATTTTTTAGTAGTTTTTTTCTTTGTCTTAAAAGGTTTTAGAGGTTTAATTGATTTTAGTCTTTTAATTGGTTTAGGCATAATACCCATCTTAATTAAAGTATTCTCTGTCCATATCTGAAAACCCCAGTCTCTATCTTTAGCATATATTCTGGCTGCTTCCCATTTGTTTTCGTTCTTAATGTAAGATAGGCTTTCGTTAATATATCTTTTTGTTTTCTTCCCTGGATACTCTGGTGGTCTTGTTTCTTTATCTGGTTTAATCTCTATAAGATCAACAGATCCGTCTTTCCATGTGATCTTTAGATCCATAAAATATCTATGATACCTCTTATCTACAGCATAAAGATATGGTATTACAACTTCCTCGCTTGACCAATACTTAACAGCAGTGCTTTGATCACACCAATTAAAACATTTTAGCTCCCAACTTGATCTATATGTTATCTTAGTGAAGTCACCTTTATACTTTTCAATGTTCTTTGGTCTAAATTTACCACTATGAGCCATGATTTACCTTATAAATAATACTAATTACTTCTATATATTAAGGTTATAAGATGATCAATGAACCAAAAGGCCCGTATAATTTCCCAATCGACGATACAAATGAGTATCCCGCTGAGATTGTATTTCGTCAAATTAACATAGCACCTCTGACTGCAAACGATTTACTAAACTTTGTAAAAGAAATCAACTTAGCCGAAATGAATGTTGAAGGTATTTCTACAGAAAGAGATGGTCTAGGTTCTTCTATAGCAGTAACAGATATAGAAGAAAAAACATTAACTCGAAGTATTAAGAGAACACCATTAGAAGCAAATGGTGATTGGTGGGTATCATTATATATGCCACAAAGTATTCCTTTTAATGATGGTGTTGCATATCAGAATGTGGAACTTGGTGCTATTGGTGCTGGAATTGTTAACTCACTTAATACTGGAAAAAACTTGGCTCAAGCCGCAATGGCTGCTGTACAACAATCAACATCTGGTCTTATAGATGGGATTGTAAATAATGCTAATAGCGACGGAGCTAGTTTAGCTGCACTTAAAGTTGCTAGTAAAGCAAATACTACAGTTGCTAATGCAACATCGGCTGCTACACGTGTATCATTAAACCCTAATAGTAGAACATTGTTTAATAGTGTTCCTATGAGAAACTTTGCCTTTACGTTTAAACTTATACCTAATAACCCTAAAGAAGTTGCTAGAATTAAAAGTATTATTAAACTGTTTAGAACAGCTATGTACCCAGAGGAGATAGGTACTGATCAAGTTGCTATAGGTTATAAATTTCCAGACCCATTTGAAATAAAGATGTTATATAGAGATCAAGATGTATTCACAAAAATACTACCATCATATCTAACTAATGTTACTACTACATATAATAATGCTGGACAAGGTTTCTATAAAGATGGCGGCTTTACTGATGTAGAGGTTACATTATCATTTACTGAAACAAGACCACTTAACCGTGAAGACATTAAGGATAACTACTAATGTATTTTAAAGATTTTCCACAAACATTATATAAGTTTGGAGATGCCGAATCGTTCGTTAGATTTCAACAGTTAAACACTTATGTGAATCTAATTGATCAGTATAGAGATGATGTAACAGTTTATGAGAAATATATAATACAACCAGGTGAGAGAGCTGATACACTATCATTTAGACTTTATGGTACTACTGATTATCATTGGACATTCTTTGTAGCTAATGATAATATAAGAGAGAGTGGTTGGCCTTTAGATAGATCACGTATATATGAAACAGCTCAAAAGAATTATCCACATAGAGCTATTACTACAGCAACTAACATTGGTAATACTAACTTTAAGAAAGGTCAAGTAGTAACTGGTTCACAGTCTGGTTCAACTGGTCCTATTATAGAAGTAAAACTTGATCTTGGTATTATTATTGTAAATGCTAATGGTAATTTTAATGATGGTGAGACATTAAGTGTTGGTACAGGTGGTGATACACAGACTTGTCTTATTACTAGTGAGGTCGCACAGTATGATTCAATACACCATTACGAGAATTCAGATAATGAATATACAGATATTGATCCTCATAGCCCTAATACATCTGGATTAGTACCAGTTACATATGTAGAGAGATTAATTAAATTTAATGATGAGTTATCTCAAATAAGTATTATTAACCCTAAGATAATAGAACAAGTAGTTGGCCAGTTCAATAAAGAGTTAAAGGCTTAGATCATGTCTGATATAGTTGCCTCACAGTATAGGTATCAATCTGCGGTTGTAGTTAATGAAACAACTGGGCTTAGAGTAGATGTATCAGCTGCTATTGCTGAACTACAACTATATGAAAACATAACAAGCATTGGTATCTCTGGTAAGATCCTTATAGTTGATAACTTAAATCTATTTGATCGAATAAACTTCTCTGGTACTGAGACATTAGATATTGAAGTATTATCAGATGCTACTGGTACAACGATTAAGAAATCATTTGTTATGGTTAATGTTGATAATAAGAAAGTTGTAAACGACGAGACTATATCATATGTCTTTAGTCTTATGAGTAAACCAGTATTTAGAAGCAATCTTCAAGTATTAAGTAAGGCTTATGAAGGTACACCACTTCAGATAATAGGTAAAATTCTTACTGGTAATCTTGGTGTTTCTTTAGATAAGACATTACTAGAAGGTACAGATCCAGTTCAAGAAAACATGAGCGTGATATCACCTTATCTAACACCTATAGAGACCATTCAATGGATTCGTAATATGTGTACTACAGAAGGCAGTGGCTTTCCTTTCTTTTTATTCGGTACAATTCATTCAGATGATATCAAAGTTACTTCACTTGAAAACATAATGAATAAACAACCAGAATTTAATAGACCATTTGTATATTCTGGTGCTATAGCAAATACTCAAGACACTATTAAAAAGCTATTTACTATCGAGCAGATAGAATACAATGATAATTCTAGTACACTAACATCGGTTATAAGTGGTGCTGTAGGAGCTAAGTATGAAGTATTAGATACTGTTTACGGAACAAGTAATGATAATAAACAGTTTAAAATAGAGGATGCTCTCCCTGATACTAAGTTATATGATACTAGATTTAAAATAGATGATAAGAAAATATCAGAGTTTGAATCAAACTATATCTTTAGTGTTGTTGCACCTACTATGGCTGACGCAAACGGGTATGGTTATAATAAAGATACAAACAAGTTAAAGAGTAAAGTTTTAAGAAATGGTGTTTTACAAGCACTTAATATGAACGGATCAGTCATTAAAGTAAATGGATTACCGTTTATGGCATCTAAGAGTGTTGGACCTGGATCTGTTATATCTATAGAGGTTGTTCAATTCTTTAATAATAGATATGTTGTAGATGATAAGAAGTCCGGTAGATTTATAATCTCATCTTTAGATCACCAGTTCTTTGACGAGAAACATACTGTTACTTTAGGAGTAAGTAAGTTATGAGTTTATCAACAATACAGTCAGCATACTATGGTGATATTCAAAGATGGTTCCTTGGTGTTGTTGTTAATATACAAGATCCTCTTAAAGTAGGTAGAATAAAAGTAAGAATTTATGGTATTCATAATAGTGATGTTAATGAAGTACCAGAGAGATCACTGCCATGGGCTCAAGTTGTAACACCTACTACAGAGGATGGCGTATCTGGTCTAGGTAGATCACTTGGTATTAAGCCTGGGGCACAAGTATTTGGTGTATTCATGGATGGTATTCAGTCCCAAGTACCTCTTGTTCTTGGTTCAACTCCTAAATTTGAAGCAGCTACAGAGGTTAGTAATGGCTTTGAGAATGATTCTACATTAAGAACATCACAATCTAAAAATATAAAAGACACTATATCAACTATAGCACTAGTAGGTGATAGTAATGCTGAGAAAGCATTTAACTTTCTTATCTCTCATAGCTTTAGCCCTGTACAAGCCGCCGCTATCATAGGTAACTTTATATATCAATCAGGTATGGATCCAAAAAAAGCATCATATGGTATAGCTGGATGGGATCCAGCCTCTGGTCGCAAACAAGGGTTAGAAGAATTTGCTGATGAAAGGTCTCTTGATATAGAAGACTTAGGAACACAATTAGCTTTCTTTATATATGACTTTACTACAAATAGATACTTAGGTTATGCTAAGTTTAAAACATTAACTAATATTAAAGTAGCAAGTGATTATTTTTGTGATAAGTACATGAGACCTGATGCAGCCTCCGCAAATAAATCAAGAAGAATAGATAACGCTAAGAGAGTTTTGGAGAATTATAATGGCAATTAATATTAATGTTTTAAATAGCCAACTGAATAGTTTAAATAGTAACTCTAACTTAGATCAAGTTTTAGATAAAAAAACACAAGTAGTAGGACAGACATCTTGTCAACTAGAGACTGGTCTTAAAGATGTTGGTGTTGCTGTATCTGGTATAGTACCATTAAGTGGTGGTGATCATCCTTTATCACAAGCTGTATCAGCCGTTGATTCTATAGTAGAAATCACTGGTAGTGTGCCAGGATTAGAAGACAAGCTCATTGGTAATCTATCAAGTGCAAGAATATCAGAGATCAATAGTGCTATTGGTGAAACAGTTGCAAATGGTGAGTTAAAACTTATAATCAGTACTGGTTCTCCTGAAGCTATATCAAGAGCATTAAAGAATGTAACTAGTGAGAGAGTGCCAGATGCCATACTATCAAGTGTTGCAGCACCAAATGGTAAGCAGAGTGTATCTACAATAGAAAAGACTATAGAATCAAACATTGGTTCAGCTACTGGTCTCAGTGAATCTATTGCTGCATATAAGAGTAACTTTTCAAACATACTTGGTTTCACAGGTGGCAGTTTACTATCTAACGTAACACGTAAACTTGACTCAACTACAGATATAGTATTAGATGATCTAATTAATGGTACAGGTGTTGATAAAGAGGAAGTTGTTAATCTTATTGAGAATGACAATAGGGAAGAAGCAACTAAACTAATAGCAAGTGAGTCATCAAAAGAGTATGCAGACATAGAAGAAAAGGTAAATCAGATCCTTATAAATCCAAATGATACTGTTGAATTCAATGAAAGTAAGGCAATTGGTAAAAAGACAGGTAATTCATACGTTATTGGTTCAAACAATAATAGTTGGAAAGGTAAAAATACACCTATATCATCTGATCTATTTACATATGTAGATTCAAAAGAAGAATTGGTTGCTGAGTTTAGAAATAGTAATAGAGAGATTACTGAGTTTATAGCACACTGGACTGGTTCATACACTAATCAAGACATAGGATCACCAGAAGTACACGCATGGCACTTAGATAATGGATGGTCTGGTTGTGGTTATCACTATGTAATTAGACGTGACGGAAGAATACAGAGAGGCAGACCTATTGATAGAAAAGGTGCTCACTCAGCTGCATATGGTCATAATGATAAGTCTATAGGTGTTTCTATGGCTGGTGGTTATAACTGTCCAACAGGTACTAATAACCCTAATAGATACATTAGTGCAGATAGTTTAACACCCGCACAGATGGATTCTTTTAAGAAGTTTGTGGGAGCCTTCTATGAGGTATGGCCTTCTGGACAAGCACTAGGTCATAACGATACATCAGATAAAGGTAAATTAGATCCTGGGTTTGATGTACCAGAATATGTAAGTGCTAACTTTAATAAAACAAACTTGATAACAGATGCTAAGGCTTCTGGTCCACTCACAACAGAACAGATTAATTCAGGAATAATAGTATGACAACCGAAAGAGATGATCTAAAAGACAGAGTACAAAGGTTCGGTAGTGGCTTTGTTGATACTCAAGGTACTAATAATAATGGCTTTTTGGATCCTAATAAAGAGTTTCCAAGAAAGAAATATAATAATCTATCTAGTGTAAACGAAGCTGTTAGATCAGGTGAAACACACCAACTACCATTAGGAGCCGATGTTGATGTTCCTCCGCTTACAGCTACACAATATCCATATGCTGATATAAAAGAAACAGTTTCTGGTCACGTACTTGAGTTTAATGATACACCAGGTGGCGAACGTATTCTTATTAAACATAATAGTGGCTCTGGTATAGAATTAAGACCAGATGGTACTGTAGTTGTTCTAGCAACAGATAACAAAGTAGAAGTCACTCATGGTGATCAGACTGTTATAGTAGAAGGTAATGGTCAACTTACATATGAAGGTGATCTTACTATTAATGTTAAGGGTGATTTTAAAGTCAATTGTGATAACTATGAAGTTAACACTAAAGGTGATAAGAAAGAAAACATTGAGGGCAATAGCAGATCAAAGGTGTTTGGTAATAAAGGTTCTAATGTATCTGGTAATGACAGTAAAGTAGTTGCCGGAGAATCAGTAAGTACACACCTTGGTAATGTTACTACAGCTATTAAAGGTACTAATAAGCAAGCCACAGAAGGTGATATCATTATCGCTGGTTCATCTAAGATTGAACTTACTGCAGAGACTAGAATAATACAATCATCACCTAAGATGAACATACAAGCACTTGAAGCATATATATGGGCTGATACTGGTACATTCGGTGGTGTAGAAGTAAGACATCATGGTCAAGGAGCACACTTTAGCGAAGGTGTAACAGCACCGACATTTCATGGTGATCTCAGAGGTACATCATTAACATCTCTTGTTGCTGATATATCTAATTCACAAAGCTATGCAGATCCATCAACAGGTGGTGGAGTTGGTTCTCCATCTGGTTTTACTGTATCTAATGTAGCACAGCCTGATGTATACACTGCTGCATCTGGTGTTCTATCAGATGTCCTTACTAAATCAGAAATAGGTGTAAAGACTGTTAAAGTTGATGTAGATAACTTCTTATATAACTCATTAAGAATTAGAAAATTAGATACTGTTGATGTGAGATCAAAGTTAAGGGATCCTTCATATCTTAATGATGTAGACTTTGCTGCTATTCAATTAGGAGCAGGTAGACTTAATGAACAATACACTTCTACAACACCTCCAGGTGGTTATGGTAGAGTAAGAAAAGCTGGCGGGACTGCACAAAGAGGATCATCTAAATTAGGTAATGTGGGTATTGAGAGAGCAACTAAGACATTTATTGTAGATAATAAAAAGAAAATATTCTCGCTTACTGATCAGAAGTTTGGTGAAATAGATTTACTTACAGACGTTACTTCTACTACTATATTAAACAAACCAGTTAGTATGGCAAGATTCATTGGTGCTAATGATGCTGGTTCATTTAAATCATTATCGTTAGCTGATAAGAAACAGATTGCCAAGAACTATCTTATTCAGACTCATATCACTAAATATGCTATGGGTACATCTGGTAAGTTTTCAGCATATAAACTCAAGGCAGTAGAAGGTTTCTATGCCAAGGAACTATATGGTAAAGGTGGTGCCGGTGGGCTTTTAACAGAAACACTTACAGCTGGTGGTTTACTTGATCTAAGAAATAAAGGTCAAGCTGTAGTATATGAACTATATGGTCCAGATGGTAAGATGGATCCAGAAGTAACATTTGATTTAGCTTGTAATATAGCAGAGATTGGTTTATTTGATAAACTTACACTAGACTATGATATATTTAATCCAGATGGTTCTATGAATGTTCAAATCATTATTGAGACACCAATAGTGACTAAGCCAGAATCAGTTACATTTAAAAGATTAGTACAGACTACATTTAATAATGGCTTACAATCAGCGGATAGTTTAGTAGAATTAGAACCAAATCCTTCTAATACTAGCTTTAATCCTCGATAAAACTCTTATAAATAAAAGCAATAGGTTTAAGGATAATTAATGGCTCGCATACTTTCAATAGAGGATAAGGATCTAAATACGTCTAGTGTGGTTACATCTCGTAAGCTCAACTATTTAGATATAGACTTATCATTTGCAAATCGTCCGAGTGGTGATGTGTATAAGAAAAAAGATGCTGCAGCTGTGAAACAAGCAGTAAAGAACATCGTTGCAACTGGTAGACTAGAGAAACCATTTGAATCCGAATTTGGTGCAGATGTAACATCTTTATTCTTTGAACTAGCGGATAATAGAGCATCACGTGCCATAAAACAAAATATTAGAAATGCTATCTATGTTTATGAGCCACGTGCCGAAGTATTAAACATAGATGTAAATTTACAACCAGATAATAATTCACTTTCTGTAACTATTACCTTTAAGGTAGTCAGTTCGGAAGAAACTGTTACACTCAATACCATCGTTTCGAGGTTAAGATAATATGGCTACAACAATTAAATCAACAGAACTTGACTTCAATACAATCAAGAACAATCTGAAAACAGAACTTGCATCTAAGAGCGAGTTTGCTGACTATAACTTTGAAGCATCTGGTTTATCAAATATTCTTGATGTTCTTGCTGTGAATACACACTATAATGGATTAATTGCTAACTTTGCTTTGAATGAATCATATCTTTCTACAGCTCAGTTAAGAAGTTCATTGGTATCATTAGCAGAAGGTATTGGTTATATTCCAAAATCTAAGACTGCTTCAATGGCTACTGTTACACTATCAACTAACACTGGTGATTTATCAGGTAGACCTTCAACACTAGCTTTGGCTAGTGGTACTAAGTTTACTGCTTCAGTAGATGATGTAACGTATACATTTCAGACTACAGAGACAGTAACCGCTACAGATAATGGTTACGGATACTATTCATACTTAACACCAGATGGTTCAACTAACATTGGAATCAAAGAAGGTATTGCTAAAACAAAAACATTCTTTGTAGGACGAGATAGTGTAGACGATGTGTATATTATCCCTGATAAAAACATAGATATGGAAACTGCGATTGTTAAAGTATACCAATCAGCAACTGATACAGCATTTACTTCATATATTAATATTGGTAAATCATCTACTATTAATGCCAATACTCGATTATACATTATGAAGGAAGCACCTAATGGATTCTATGAAATAACATTCGGAGATGGTATAACACTAGGTGCGGCACCTGAGGCTGGTAATAAAATTGTTATAGAGTATCTACAAGTAAGTGGTTCTATTGCTAATGGAGCCAGTGCATTTATTGCTAAATCAAAGATTCAAGTATTAGGTTCAGACTATGATGTAAATACAGTTACCTTTACTAATTCTATTGGTGGTGCGGAAGAAGAAACAATGTCTTCCATTCGTAAAAACGCACCATTTCAATATGCTACACAGAACCGTATGGTTACTGCAGTTGATTACTCTACATTGGTTTTATCTAACTTTGGTACACTTATCAAAGACATTCAAGCATTTGGTGGAGAAGACGCCTTAGAACCAGAGTTTGGTGTAGTATTCTTATCCGTTGTTTTTAATTCAGATGTAACAGCAGATACTATTACAACTACAAAGGATGCTATTACTGATCTATCTAAACAGTTATCGGTTGTGGGCTTTGATATTAAGTTTGAAGATCCCGTTACCACATTCATTGAGACAGAGATATTCTTCCAGTTTAACCCTAAACTTGGTTCACTATCTCTAAACAGTGTGCAAGATAATGTACAAACAGAAATTAATAATTACTTTTCTAGTAACATTGGTAAATTTAACCAGACATTCCGTAGATCAAATTTATTGTCTGACGTTGATGAAGTTAGTACATCTGTTCTATCTTCACGTGCTAACATTAAAGTTCAGCGTAGGTTTACTCCTACAACAGATACACTTCAAGATCATACTCTAAGGTATCCAGTTGATATTGCTGAACCAGATGATGTAAACTATATTATTACAACTACACCATTTCAGTTTAATGGTAAAACTTGTATTATTAGAAATAAACTAGGTTCAAATAAACTTCAAGTTGTTGCTCTTGGCGAACAATCAATAGAATCAGATAACATTGGTTCATATAATAACAAATCAGGTGTTATAAGTATTGTTGGATTAAGAATACAATCTGTTATAGGTGGAGATGCATTTATTAAAGTAACTGCAGTTCCAGCTAACCAATCAGCCATCAGTCCACTTAGAAATGATATTCTTGAGTATGATGCTGGTCCATCTTTTGCTACTGGAGTTGTGGTTACAACCACATAGAAATATATGTCACAACGAGATAAAACATTAAAAGATAATAATAGACGTAATCTATTACTGCACGATTGTCATTCTATTCGTGAGGTTCTGCCTGCATATTTTCTTGAAGAGTATCCTAAACTTGTTAGCTTTCTTGAAGCCTACTATGAATGGGAAGATAGCGGT